CCAGATTTAAAAAATGTTGCATTAGAGCAATATCAATACTGGGAACCGGAAACCGTAATCATTGAAGCTAAAGCTTCAGGGCAACCTTTAATCCATGAATTAAGACGGGCGGGTATTCCTGTAATAGATTATGTTCCAGCACGTGGTAGAGATAAACACACTAGAATAAATTCATGTGCCCCGGTATTTGAATCGGGTATGGTATATGCACCCTTAGATGAACACTTTGCTCAAGAAGTAATTGAAGAATGTGCTGCCTTTCCTAATGGTCAATATGATGACTACGTTGATAGTATGACTCAAGCTGTGTTAAGATACCGACAAGGAGGATTTGTTTCTACTTATTCAGATGATTGGGATGAACCTAATTTTAAAATGGAGAAGGAATATAAATATTATTAAATGGGCATAAAAAAAGATATTTTAGTTGGTACTTACAAATATGGTAAAGAAAAAGTTAAAAAAATTATTAAAGAAGCTAGAAAGAAGCGTAAGAAAAAATCTACAAAGCGTGTTAACGAAAGTCCAAGCTTGGATCCTTATGCAATACGAGCACAGGGTATTATTCCCCATAAGGCGCAAAGCCAAAAAGGAAGTACATTCCAAACACACAAAGTAAGAGGAGAACAAGCAAAAGCTTCTTCTAGGGCCAAATATGATAGTCCTGGCTCCTGGAGGAGAGAAATGGACAGAATGTATGGGGATTTACATGAAGGATTCTCTAGACCTAAAGTCTTTAAAAAGACCTCCGGAGGTGATATAAATACAAGTATGGCAAATAAATATACAAAAGGTTACGGTTTAGCTAGAACACATGGTATGGGACTTCAAGATGAAAGTCTTCGTCCAGGAAAAATCTATTCTGCAAGAACTGGTAAGTCAATGAAAAAACAAGGCTACTACGATAGAGAAGATGAATCAATCGGAATGAGACTTGGTAAAGGTAAAGCTACTGCTAAAAATAAGAAAAAAGCAAAAGCTGAAAGAGACATGTCTTACGGTAAATGGGGAAAAAGAAAAGGTGACTGGAAGAAAAAGGTGAAGAAAGCTAATCAAGGATACTACGCTAGAGAAGATGAATCTATTGGAATGAGACTTGGTGCTAAAAAAAGTAAGCACGCTAAAAAAGTTGCAAGAGATGAGTCTTACGGCAAATGGGGTAATAGATCCCACGACTGGAAGAAAAAAGTTGTTAAGGCTAGAGGCGGTGTGCATGTTAAAACTAAATTAAATGGCACCCTTTATACTGAAACTTTTTAATCGAACGTAGTATAACAAAATTAAATTAGTATTTACCTTTTTAAGGTAAATATAAAGGCTTTTATTATGACAAAAATGGGTGAAGCAAAAGAATATAAAAAATACCTAAGAGGTATGAGAAGAGCTACATCGTCTCAATTTCCTGCTAATGCATTTACTGCAGGTAAAACTGCATTAGGCAAAGCTCAATTACAATCACATTTAAAAACTAAACTACCTAAAGAGGCAAGTACATTAAAGAAAGCTGCACAAGCAGCTAAAGCAACTAGATATGGAAAAATAGCTTTAGGAGTAGCAGGAGCTGGTTTAGCAGCTAGAGAATGGTTAAAACATAAATCTAAACAACATAAAGCTAAAAAGAAAAAACATTCTGTTGGTGCACTTGTTATAGGCTTAGGCGCTAAAAAAATGAAAGACAAAGGCAAAAATGTTTTGCCGTTGGGCGGTGCTGCTGCTTTATTGTTAGGAAAAAAGAAAAAAGAAATGCTTGGTAAAAGATTAGGTGGAAGAGCTAACTTACTAGAAGAAATGGGTCGTATCGATGCAAGAAGCCACCCTGATGCAGCAGACAGAGCTGAGAAAAGAAGAGTTATCGGAGAATTAAATAGAGGTTATAAAAAAGGCAAGTCTATAAGAGTTAAATGCAAACTAGCTAAAACAAAACCTACAAAGCTTTATTAGGGGGATAAATGTCCCTTAAAAATTTATTCCTAGGGATCGGTCGAAGACTTCTCAAAGGTAAAAAAGAATCAGCGACACCGACTACCGGAAAACAACAAAAGCTTCTTACTTATCAAGGTAAAACTCCTCAAGATACAGGATTACAATTAGCCAAAAAAGAAATGGCTAATCCACCTGTAATTAGACAGCAAACTAAATCATTATATATGGGGGATAAAACTCCTCCTGCGTTTGGATCTTCTACGTATGACTGGGCAATGAAAATGGGTCCAGGAAAATATACTGCTGATCAATGGTTAAATCATTTAACTTCAACAAGAACAGCTAATTTTAAAGTTTGGGGTAAGCCAGTAACAAAAAAAATTAGAGAGCAAAAAAGATTTAAATATGATTCAGGTCCTTTTGCCGGTAGAGAAACAAGCGTAACTAAAGAGGAATTATTTGATACTAACGTAGCTATTTTTAATGAAGCTGGAGACTTAACAGGTGGTTTATTATATGCAGCTAAAAAATTTGGTTTAAGATTAGATGCTAATGAAATAGGCGCTATGATTAAACTTAATCCTTTAAACAGATTAAAAGCAGTTGAATTAGGTGTTACTCCTCAAGCTTGGAATAACTTTTTTACATTGACAAAAAGTGCATCTAAAGAACTAGATGACATGGCTGCTAAATATACCAAGATAGCTGGAAATGAATATAGATCAATTGCTGACAATTTAACAGAGGCTTCTTATCAATTAAAAGGATTAGATGCAGATAATTTAAGTAAATCAGCGATACAAAAAATTATGAAAAATTTTAATGAAAACATAACTTACGCAAAACAAGCTAAAACTTATGCCAGCGATTATAAAAAAATAAATAAAATAATGGGTGAAGTAGATAATGCTTTTGTAAAAACTGGTGGGAAAAATGTTAGAACTCAATATGGAGATGAATCAAGTTATACTTTACAGGGTGGAACAAATTATAGAGAAACCATATTTAAATTAGATGAAGCAATACCTTCAAATCAAAGTCCTTTTAGAAGTCCTAGTCATTTTAGTGAACACGGTAAAAATCAAATTTATCACGTAAGATTTGATACAAGATATACACCGGATGGTAAAAAAGCTTTTTTAATTCATGAAGTACAATCTGATGCTAATCAAAGTATTGCTAAAGCTTTATCAAAAGCACAACAGTTAGGTGGTGAGAACAGAGTAAATCCTTTTCAAGCAGATCTTGAAATGAAATTACTAATTGCAAACCGATCAGACTTAGTGAAAGAAATGACTAAGGAGATAAATAGAAATAATAGTGTAGGTGCACAACGAGTAGCAAAAGAATTAGCTGATATTAATAGAAAATTAAAAAATACTTTTTCACGTGCAAGAGATGGCGATGATAAAAGATATGATTACTTTCCAATGGTAGAAGCAGATCAATACGGAGATCATGCTCTAAAATATTTAATGAATAAAGCGGCTAAAGAAGGCGTTGATTATGTTGCCGTTGCCCCTTTTGAAAAATTAAGTTTTAGACAAGGGTATAAAGCAGGTAATGAAAGATTTTACGGTTATGCTAGTGGTAAAGGCATAGATAAAAAAGGACAAGCGGTTATGCCAAACGTAATGAAAAAAGCAGCTAAATTTTATGATTCCAAAGCAGAACCTGTAAAATTATCTTTATCAGATCCTAAAAAACCCTATAAAAAAGTAGAATATAATAGTTTTGAATACCCTTCTACTCATGCTTTAGCCAAGAAAAAAATTAAAAGTATATATCATGAGGAGGCTTATAAAGTCCAACAGCCAGGTTCGAGATTTATAGAAGAAGGAAATCCGAACTTGTATTTTGATGCGTTTGCCGTTAAGGTGAATCCTTTGATGAAATATACTCAGAAAACATATAAGGCACAGGGAGGCTTAGTGGTGGATATGTTTAAACCGATAAGGTACAATGAATCATGGCTATAGAAAAAGATAATCCATTAGAAATAACTGAAGAAGAAAAAGTTGAAGAAATTCAAGAGCAACCCGAGGGTTTACCACCTGAAGTTATGATCGAAGGTGAAGAAGAAATTGAAGAAGCACCTCAAAATGATTTTAATGTAAACTTAGCTGAAAACATGGACGAAAGAACTCTTAAGTCTATGGCAATAGAATTAGTACAAGAATATAAAAAAGATAAAATTTCTAGAAAGGAATGGGAAGACACTTATGTAAGAGGTCTAGATCTTTTAGGAACAAAATACACAGAAGTTACTCGTCCCTTTAAAGGAGCTTCTAATGTTACCCATCCTTTATTAGCGGAATCAGTAACTCAATTTCAAGCATCAGCTTACAAAGAATTAATACCAAGCGACGGTCCAGTAAGAACTCAAGTTGTAGGTTTAACAACTCCATCCATTGAACAACAAGCTACTAGAGTTAAAGAATATATGAATTATATGCTAATGGAAGAAATGGAAGAATTTACAACAGATATGGATCAAATGTTATTTTTTCTACCTTTATCGGGTTCCACTTTTAAAAAAATTTATTATGATGCATTAGTAGAAAGACCTGTTTCAAAATTTATTCCTGCGGAAGATTTAGTTGTTCCTTATTATGCATCTGATTTAAAAGATTGCGAAAGAATAACTCATGTTATTAAAATGACAACTAATGAAGTAATCAAAAAAATGGCAGCTGGTTTTTATAGAGATATAGACTTAATTAAAGGTGCCAGCACAGAACCAGATAGGGTTCAGAAAAAAATTAATGAATTAGAAGGGGTAAAAGGAACTGGTAGTGATTTATTACACACTATTTTAGAAATGCATGTTGATTTAAATTTAGATGACTTTGAATTACATGATGATAAAGCTAAAAAAATTAAAATACCTTACATTGTAACTATTGATGAAAACTCAGGAGAGATTTTATCTATCTATAGAAACTATAAACCTGATGATCCAACTTATACAAGAATAGAATATTTTGTTCATTACAAATTTTTACCAGGACTTGGCTTTTATGGTTTTGGTTTAACACACATGATTGGTGGTTTATCTTTAGCGGCTACTCAATCATTAAGACAATTAATTGATGCAGGAACTTTAAAAAATTTACCTGCCGGATTTAAGTCTAGAGGAATAAGAGTTAGAGATGATGATCAACCTTTACAACCAGGTGAGTTTAGAGATGTAGATGCACCAGGTGGAAATATAAGAGATCAATTTTTTAATCTACCTTTTACTGAGCCAAGTGTAACTTTATACCAACTTTTAGGTTTTGTGGTAAATGCTGGACAAAAATTTGCAGCAATTACAGATTCTGGTGTTGGTAATGACCTTCAAAATAGAGCTGTTGGAACAACAATTGCTCTAATGGAAAGAGGAAGTAGAGTTATGAGTGGTGTACATAAACGTTGTTATTACGCTATGCGTTTAGAATTTAAAATTTTAGCAAGAATTTGTGCACAATTTTTACCACCAGAGTATCCTTATGATGTTTATGGTGGACCTAGACAAATAAAAGCATCAGATTTTGATAATAGAGTAGATATTTTACCTGTTGCAGATCCAAATATTATGTCTATGTCTCATAGAGTAACTTTAGCACAGACACAATTGCAAGTTGCCACA